ATACTATCTAACGTTTCTACGAGTTTACCCTCCATATCTTGTGTAGTGTGGGAGTATATTTCTAAAGTCATTTTTGCGTTTGAGTGACCAACACGATCCATTATTGATTTGATAGGCAATCCAGACTCTGCTAAAAACGAAATGTGAGAATGTCTGAAAATGTGACTAGATAAATTTTTTTCTATTCCAGCTTTAGCACCGTATTTTTTTATAATTTGGATAAAAGATGCCAACGTTATCGGGCTATTCCAGACCTCTAAGCAAAAGATATAATCATCATCTTTTAGCGGTTGATAACGTTCAGTGAGTCGAGCTACTTGACGTTGTATAGCCTTTATAACTGCATCTGATACCAGTATTGTTCTAATGGATCTTGCAGTTTTTGGCAATGTTTTTATTTTGTTGATTGAGTCAAAATTACCTGTAATTTCAATCTTATTATTTTCAAAGTCTATATTTTTAAGTTGTAATGCCGTCAACTCTCCATACCTCATACCAGTAAGGGCAAGAACCGTTACCATATCGGCATATTTTTGTTGATATGGTCGATCATTCAGTGCATCTATTAATGCTTTGATTTCATCCATAGTCAAAAACTTGTTGCGCTTTTTTTCAATATCTTCTAAAGTTTCTGGCTTTTTAGGAATAACCGTGTAATTAACCTCGTTGTTTTGGATATAAGAGTACTGAACCGCATAATCGAAGATGCTTTTGAGCCTACTGCGGACTCTGTAAGCTGTATGATATCCTTTACTGTCAATTATATTTTCAATCTTACTTTGGATATACCGTCTATCAATATTAGCGAGTAAAGTGTTAGATGGTATTTCCTTTTTCATAGTTGCATCAATAAAAGTATAATTGTGCTTAGTAGATGCTTTGACTGTTTGTGACCAGGATTTATAGAATAATTTATAAATCTCTTCAAATGTAATGCTTTCTACTTGTTTTGTGCTTATTTTTTCGTTTATTTTCTCCTGAAGCAAGATGGCAGCTTGATTCCTTGCCTGTGGACTTTTCTTCTCCAGCGTGACAGATACCTTTTTTAATTTCTCTGTATACGGATCTTTATATCGCTCAAAAAATTTATATTTTCTATTCGGAAGTTCTTCCATCCACATTTGATTTTCACCTCATTTCTTGGTAAAATGAGTATAAGAAAACTACCTTTTGAATGGTTGTTTCTTATACAGGACATCCTCACACTTTAGCTTGCAGGCGGTGTGGGGATTTTTTACATGTTTTGATTTTTTTTATTTTCACGCTTTAAGGTTAAATAACCGATAATATAACTTATAAAACCTGTAACCAGAAAGAACAATCCGAGAGGTGGAAATAAAAATAGGAAAATTGCACCTAAGACCATTAGCACAATGCCAGCTTCTTTATGGTCTTTGGGAGTGTGTTGCTTTTTACCGTTAGATGACAAAATAGATTGTTGTTTTTTTGTGACTACTTTTTTCTTTCTCTTTTTAGACGGTTTGAACAAATCCGAAAGACCAAACGTTGTCTTATGATAAACCTTGTTATACATGGCTTTCTTGGGATTCTTTATCCATCCCACACCTTTCTTCCCATATCCAGGAATAATAGCTTTTTTAGCTTGTCTTTTCCATTTGCTGGTAGTTCTAGCTTTCAAGCTCTTTTTTAGACTTGGTGTTCTCATTCCTATTTTCATAAGTTTCTCCTTTTAATTTTCTATTGGAATGAAGTTCCCGACTATTTTTCCAATGATTCTTGGATCTTCTTCAAATGGTGCGAATTTATCTTTATATTTGCTATTGATAGAGACGAGTCTGAGGCCGTCTTTTTCTTTATAGACTTTCTTGATATAAGTTTGACCATCCCAATCAACTGCATAAATGGCACCATCGTAGTCAAAACCTGTTTCTTTGATAAGAACAACCTCTCCATTCATGTACTTGGGTTCCATGGAATTTCCGAAAACCCAAGAAGCAAAATCGTGGTCTAGGTCTTTGTCGTAAAAAACAGTGTCATAGTTACCATCGTTGAAGTATGAGAATCCAGTACCAGCTGAAAGTTTTTCAAAAACACGGTATTCAAAAAGCTTTTCCTCAATCATAATCACTTTATTATTCTGCTCTTTTAATTGTTCATTAGCATAGTTCAGAACTTTTTGTTTTCTTGGAGTTGACAACTTTACAACTTTTTCAGTAATTTTTTGGACAAGAGGGGAAGTAGGGATTTTTACTTCTTTTACTTCTTGAGTTTTATCTTCTATCAAGTCCGATTTATTAACACCGAAATAGTCCGCAAGTAATTCTATTTTTCCTATCCGAGGATAAGTTATACCCTTTAACCAATCTCTTACAGTAGTGTATTTTAATCCTAAATCAGAACAAAGTTTATTTCTATCAACGTCTCTGCTGGTCATTAACTTTTCCAAGTTCGCAGAGAAAATTTCTTTACTTTTATTATTGCTCATTTGTATTACTCCTTTATATAGTATATATTACGGCAAAAACGCAAAAAAGTAAAGAAAAAAATAAAAAAAATACGATAAAAACGCAAAAAATACTTGACATTGCGGTTTAACCGCATTATAATAGAGTCATAGTTGAGTCACTCAATTATAAAAAAATATAGAAAGGACTGTAAAATGCAAAAAATGACTCTAAAAACATTGAGAACTCTAAAAAATTGGAGACAAGCGGATGCAGCCGAGGCTATTGATGTCTCTGTTGATACTTGGGGAAATTGGGAGCGAGGAAAAACAGAACCTACTGTAACCCAAGCTTATCAAATCGCTACTACTTTTGGTGTGTCTATTGATGACATTATTTTTTTACACGATATTGCGGTTTAACCGCATAAAGAAAGGAGCAAACATGAAACCAAAACGATATCCGTATAGTGGAAAAGTAAAAAAGCCTATCGAACAACCGATAGACTTACTTACAAGAATTAGTAGACTTGAATTTCAAGTGATTAATCTAGCGAATCACGAAATGTCCAAGATACCATCTTCACGTTCTTCAACCATATAGCCAGCATTGATACATTCTGAAATGATTTCGTCTTTAGGAATAGAATAGCGGGCTGGATTTATGTGACAAACCTTAAATAATGGATCACTTAGAATCGTTTGAATGGTGTGGTCCAAATTATCCTAGCCATAGCTAGGATAATTCTTTTCAGGTCTAGGTCGTAATTTTGACATAAGATTACTCCTTTCTATTGAAATTTTGACTAAAACGGTGAGAGGTCCTAGTCAAAAGTTATTATATCAAATCAAGGAGGAATCACATCGGTCTCAAGACTGATATATGAGGTTGAATGGAAGATAAAATCATAGAATTAGCTGATTACTTTATCAGTGAGAATACAACATACAGAGAAGCTAAAATAGCGTGTGAGAAGCTATTAAAACAAGTTAGCCATGAGATAGAGCTCAGGGCAATGGAAAGTAAAATTCCTAAACAAAAAAGCACCTGACGAGAAGTCGGGCACTTACTAAAATTTTCAATTTAATTATATCACGAAAGGAGCGAATATGGAAGCAATTGAAGTTGTGAGAATTAGGGATGTGATCATTGAGAAGGTTTCGGCCAACGATGAAGAATTAGAACACATCTTTGGATGCACAAAGCGACAAGCAGGAGACATGAGACGAGAGATGAAGAAATTGCCTAGTCAACAGAAGCACCTCAGAAATGACGGCCAACTTGTCACAATTAAAGGGTTTGACGCATACCTGCAATACAGAGGTAGTCGAGAATGGAAAAAAGAAATGGAAACAAGCAAGAAAATGAGGTCAGTCGGATGAAATTACTAGATAAAATCACAAAATGGTTTTTCAACACAACAAAAATCGAAGTCAACACAGACTGGCGATTGGTTGCGTTGGATACGAACAGGGAATTGATAGACCTTCAAGAAAAATATCAGCAAGCAAATCAACGTATTGCAGATCTTGAAAAACGATTAGCAATCTATGAAGAGAGGGAGAAAACAAAATGCTAGAATACCTATATTTAATAATTATCGCACTTGTATGCCTTTGGGCACTAGTAAATGAACTGGATAGTCATGCTAAGTCTCAAAAGGAAAATAAACAACTAATCGCTAATAATATTGCTCGTATGAATTTGAGAAATTCAGATAAACAATTCACATATGATGTAGATCCACCAATAGGATTGAAGTAAGGAGAAAAATATGAGTGTAAGTCGCAATATGACCAAAATGGAAATTCGTGTGTTAAATATGATTCTTAATTGCGCTACGTTCGACCTTCCGATTCAAGCATGTGAAATACGTTTAGAAACTGGACTCTCAAAACGTAAGTTAGAAGAAGTCATTGAAAGTCTTCGAGTTAATTTTAGACACCCTATTGTAGCTAAGAAGACGAAACCAAACGGGTATTATTTACCACAAAGTGAGGAAGAGCGACAAGCTGGTCTAGCTCCTTACCGTAGACAAATCTTAACCGAGCAGAAGAATCTTGCTGCTGTCATGAATATTGACTTAGAAAGCTACTGGAGGAAGAGTGTATGAGTGAAGATTTTAGAATACTACCTCATGATCTAGTTGCAGAGCAGTCGGTTCTGGGTGCTGTCTTTATCTCACCGGAAACGATGATATCACTTGCAGACGAATTAACTCCTGACGATTTTTACAAGCCTGCCAACAAGATTGTATTTAAAACTATGTTGTCATTGCTTGAAAAAGGTGAGCCAATAGATGCTACCACTATGGTATCAGCTCTTACTAGTCAAGGGGATATTTCAAACATCGGAGGTATTAACTACGTTGTAGAGCTGGTGAATTCAACACCAACATCGAAAAATGTGGAGCATTACGCAAAATTAGTAAAAGAGAAGGCAACTCTTCGGAAAGTCATCGCTGACTTGTCTGATTCATTATCTAGTGCCTACCAAGGTGACGTATCGATTGGTGACATCATTGCTAAAACTGAAAAATCCTTACTCAATATCAGTAATCAAAATGCAGGTACTGGATTTCGTAATGTGGCCGATATCATAGACACACATATGCAAATAGTTGAGACTCGATCGCAGACAGATGGATTTGTGACAGGTATTTCTACAGGTTTCATAGGATTAGATAAGATTACAACAGGTCTTCATGAGGATAACCTTATTATTCTTGCTGCACGTCCTGCTATGGGTAAGACTGCATTAGCGTTGAATATAGCAAAGCATGTAGCTGTGAAAGAAAATAAACCAACTGTTATTTTTTCACTCGAAATGGGAGCAGAAGACTTAATTGAACGGATGGTGGCATCAGAGGGGATGGTTCCAACTTATCATTTAAAAACAGGGAATTTAAGTACAGACGAATGGAGAAGGCTTGTTCATGCTCAAAGCAATCTCTATGATGCTCCTATCTTCGTAGATGATACAGCAGGTATTCGTATTTCAGAAATTCGTTCAAAAGCTCGAAAACTTGCCCAAGAAATGGGTGGGATTGGTGTTATTATCATTGACTACTTGCAGTTAATTACTGGATCAAAAGGAGAAAATCGTCAGCAGATAGTTTCTGAAATATCGAGGGAATTGAAGATACTTGCAAAAGATTTAAAAGTACCAGTCATAGCTTTATCTCAATTAAGTCGTGCAGTTGAACAGAGACAAGACAAACGGCCGATGCTGGCAGATTTGCGAGAGTCTGGCTCGATTGAGCAAGATGCTGATATCGTAGCATTCTTGTATCGTGAGGCCTACTATCAGAAGGAACAGGCAGACAGTCAAGAAGCGAATAACGTAACCGAGCTAATCCTGGAAAAGAATCGGCATGGCAGTTTAGGCACAGTGAAGTTGTATTTTCACAAAGAGTACACAAAATTTTCAAGTGTGGAGGATATATAACCATGATTAAAAAAAGTGAAGTCACTGGTTTCTTATCGTTTTTCAAATTTCCAAAGCCGTTCATCTATGATGAAAAATATAAGACATTGAGCAATAACGCTAAAATGCTCTATATGCTTCTGTTTGATAGGTTAGAACTATCTTTAAAAAACGGCTGGCATGATAAAGAAGGGAACGTCTTCCAGTATTACACAAATGAACAGTTAATGATTGACTTAAATTGCAATAGCAACAAGACGATTATCAAAATCAAAAAGGAATTGAAAGATGCTGGTCTAATGAAGGAAGTCAGACAAGGGATGAACTTACCAAACCGCATTTATCTTGATGTTCTTAACGGAAGTGTAGAAAGTACATTTCAGGAAGTGCAAAAAGTACACACAATCAAGACTGAGAATACTAAGACTGAGAATAACAATAATAAATTGTTGATTTGTAAAGAAGTTATTTCTTATCTAAATTTGAAAGCTAAGAAGAATTTTAAGGTTGACACTGCTAGTCATCAAAAATTTATCAAGGCAAGGCTAAAAGAGGGTTATGTCCTTGAAGATTTTAAAAAGGTTGTGGACATTATGGTCGCTAAGTGGCAAGGTACAGAGTATGAACAGTATCTTCAACCACAAACGCTCTTCGGCAATAAGATGGATAATTATCTGAATCAACCTATGCCACGAAAAGTTCACTCTTTTCAATCAGCAGTTGATGAAAGGCTAGGATTTTAAATGAAACAGTTTAAACAATTTAGAACTAGAACAGTTCTTGATGATGTATGTGAAATCCATGGATGCCATCTTTGGTCTGTTAAGATTCCTATCAAGGGCAATGTTGAGGAAATCAGTCAATGTCCTGAATGCGAGAAAGAGAACATTCGTCTCTTTGAAAAGCAGTTGAATATAGAATCCGAGGTAAAGAGTAAGCTATCGGATACTTACGAGGTCTTTGCTCGTGATAGTATCGTTTCAAGTAAGCTTGCTAGCAAGTCACTTCATGACTATGAGATTCAGGTTGATATTGATGAAAAGGCTATGAATTTTGTGAAGCGGTTGGAACGTGAATATGCCAAAGGAAGAACAGGAAACGCAATTATTACTGGTCCTTCAGGAGTTGGTAAGAGCCATCTAACCTATGGATTTGCTCGTTTTATCAATGAGCAATTCAAGTCCTATGATGAACCTAAAAGCGTACTCTTTGTTTCAGTTGTGGCTTTATTCGACAAGATTCGAGAAAGCTTTGAGTTTGACAATGGATATTCAGAAGCTAAGATGGTCAAGCTATTGTCTGAGGTTGATTTTCTTTTCTTGGATGACCTTGGGAAAGAGAGTCGCAAGGCTGACACGAAGCGGAACGAGTGGGCGCATCAGATATTGTTCAAGATCCTGGATAATCGGACGAATACGATTATCAATACGAATTTGAGCAGTGAAGAGATTAAAGAGCTTTATTCGGATGATTTTGGGAATGGTGCTCTCTCTAGTCGAATTTTTGAAGGAGCAACAGGAAAATGTTTTGTATATCCATCCAGTATGAAGGATAGGAGATACTAATGTTAAATCTTTACTTTGTCTATAACGGGCACTGTCAATTCTTCCTTGGAACCTTTAATAACGTTGATGATCTCATTGAACGGATGGAAGACCATCAATGGGCATTCTCGGCTATTACTCACCCAAGATTTCAGAAGCACATCGGAAAGCGGACAACACGATTCGACTACGGTGCTAAGGACTGTTATTATTTAGCAACTTTTTCAGGAGGAGAAGAAAATGATTGAACTTATTAAAGAATTTGGAATGGCTATTCTGTGGCTATTTCTCGGCTACTTAGTCGGGGAACGTGCAGCAAGAAAGGAAAAGAAAGATGATCAATAATGTAGTATTAATTGGGCGCTTAACTCGTGATCCAGAATTACGATACACACCGTCAAATGTTGCTGTTGCGACTTTCAACCTTGCAGTCAATCGGAATTTTAAAGGCACAAATGGAGAACGAGAGGCGGACTTCATTAATTGTATTATGTGGCGTAAGCAAGCTGAAAATTTTGCAAATTGGGTTAAAAAGGGTGCTCTTGTGGGAATCACTGGCCGCATCCAGACTCGTAGTTACGATAATCAACAAGGTCAACGTGTCTATGTGACGGAAGTGGTAGCTGAAAGTTTTCAAACGCTTGAAAAGAAGGATAATATTGCGAACCACTCAAGCATGGAAAATCAGATGCCACCAAGTTTCGGAGCTACAAATCCTTTGGATATCTCAGATGATGATTTTCCATTTTAGGTGATTTATATGAATGATGACTTAAAGAAGCAGCTAATTGAAGGCTATGAGCGAGAGATTGAGAAAGCAGAAGCACACATATCAGAATTAACCGAACCGTGTGTTAAATCACTTGCACATTCACGAGCAGAAGAACGTAGTTTCTGGAAGAAAAGAGTGAAGGAATATAAAAGTAAAATCAAGGAGTTAAAGAATGAATAAGAAAGAATTGATTGAGAAAATTGAAAGTTTACCAAGTCACACTAGTATTACTAGCTTTAGACCGTATGTTGATAAGAAAATTATTTTGGGGTTAATCAGTCAGTTAGACGAACCCGAAAAAGTCGCAATTCCTAAATTTGTGGCGGAGTGGTATGAGGAACACAAAGATAGTTTGGAGGTTAGTATTTTTGATTATGTATACAGAATTAATGAAAAAGAGGAATCTGTTTTTAAGAAATGGTTTGTTGATTCAACAACAAGACCATTCCAGATTTTAGTCAACATGCACCAATTCGGCTACACAGTCGAGGAAGAGAAGCGGTATATGATCAAATTAAAAGGGGTTCCAGATGGGGCAAAATTTCTTAAATACACTAAAGTTACTCGAGAATGGTATTTCGGAGCGAGAATACATTATAACGATATAGAAATTAGCCACACCCGCAAAGAACTAGAAGAAGCTGGTTTTGATTGGGTATTCGATTGTGAGGGGATTGAGATTGAGAAGGTGGAAGAATGATACCAAAATTTAGAGCGTGGATAAAAGAAGAAGAGTGTTTCGCAGACTACATTGAGACAATTCGATATTACGCAAAAGAAGTTGATTTGTGCTGGGGTGGAATTTGTGAAAGTGACTGCTTTGATTTTGAAGGTATTATCTTCACTCAATCAACAGGACTCAAAGACAAAAACGGTAAGGAAATCTTTGAGGGGGATATAGTTGATTACAAAGGCAGAGAAGCAGTTGTCAAATGGCACGGTTCTTACGCAAGTTTTATTTACAGATTTGTAGATGGACTGAAAGAAAGGGTTTCAGAATGGGACCCACTATTTCTAGCTTGTTATCACTTTGAAGTCATTGGCAACATCTACGAAAATCCAGAATTTTTGGAGGTAAAAGATGAGTGACTATATAAAAGGTATCGGAGCATTAATATTAACGTTATCAACGATTGCAGTATTTTTCCTTACTTTTTGCTGGCTTATTGAATTGTATTTTACATGGGTATTTTCATTTTTTCCAATCAAACCTTATTTAATACCAATTTTGTTAGCACATTCTTTCTTTTTTGGAGTGTTGGTCTTTCTTTTAGGGAGTTTGATTGAACTAATCGGAAAAAGGAAATCTAAAAGATAAAAAAACAGGAGGTTATAGGATGAAACGATTCTTAATCGGCTATTGCCTACTAACAACTTGCTTGCTATTCATGCAACAGAAACCCTTGCTAGTCTATCATGCTGATAGTAAATATCAGATAACTGGAAAGGTTACAGAAAAACGAAAAATCAGAAGTCTTTTCACTATCACGGTAAATGGGAATGTATTTGTGGTGAGTGAAGAAAAATTTGAAAAAGTAGAAATCGGAGATGAGGTGGAATTATAACCGCTTCAAACACTGGAGGTGTATAATGCCAAACTGGGCAGAGGGGACAATCAAATTAAGAGGGCGCTCTGAGAATATTAAGTCAGCTCTGAAAGATATGTTATTTAAGCTAAACGACGTATCTTATGAAGACAATGGAGAATCGTTGGTTATAGAGAGCATTGGTTCTTCATCCATTCGTATTAACAAAAGTAGAAGAGCGTTTATAAAATGCGAGAGAATAGAACTGTATTTTGAAGATGCTTTTGAAATAATAGAAATTCAAAATTTCTCTCAAGCGTGGGCAGCAATCCCTGACAACTTTGTAGAATTATCAAAAAACCATGATGTAGATATTAAGATTTTCACTTTTGAAAAAGGTTTTGAATTCACTCAAGAAATTGAAATTTCGAAAGGAAAAATTTTAAAAGACATTGTCCTGAAATATGATGATTACAGATGGGAAGTTGCTTTTAGTGAATTAGGAGGATAAAAAAATTATGAACACACTAGAAAATGTAAAACAATGGTTTGTTGACCGTGATCTTGAAAACGGTGGACGATTAGATAAGCAGTCTTTAAAACTCAGTGAAGAGTTCGGTGAA